AAGGTGTGGCGCAAGGCGAACCCGATGCCGTGGATCTCGGACGCGGCGCTCGCCCTGGCGCACAAAGATCTGCCTCCATGGGCCTTCGAGCGGTATCACCTGAACCGCTTCCCGTCGACCGGAAAGCTCGTGGCCTTCGACGCGAAGTCATGGGATGCGCTGTCCGGCCTGCCGGTCATCGACCCGGACGTTCCTTCGTTCCTCGCCGCCGACGCGTCGTTCTCACGCGACACGACGGCGCTGGTCCTCGATCAGGTCGACGCGGACGGCTTCCACAACTGGATCGCGTGGATCATCGAGCCCGAAGAGCCCGGCATACCGATCGACCGTCAGCTGGTGATGGCGACGGTACTCGAGATCGTCGAGACGTACAACGTCGAACGCATGGCCTGCGACCCGAACTACTACGTGCTCGAGATGATGGAGCTAGCCAACACCCACGGCGTTCCCGTGGAGGTCTACCGCCAGAGCGCCGAGAAGATGGCGCGCGCCTACGACATCATGTGGGCGGTAGTGCAGTCCGGGCGCGCGCACCACGGCGGCGCGAGGCCCCTGCGTGAACACGTGCTCAACGCCGGGCAGGAGCCGACGGCGTACGGTCCGCGGCTGGCCAAGATCGAGGAATCGAAGAAGATCGACGCCGCCGTGGCGTGCGCGATCGCCACCGCCGTCGCCGAACTCGAGTACCAAGAGGGCGCGTCCGGACCCCAGATCGCGACCTTCTGAGCGGCTTCCGCTGACACGCCCCGCACCATCGAGTCATGAAGCTGATACGAGCCATCCTGCTTCGGTGGTACCTCGCGGTCCAGTCGCGAGAGACCGTCGTCGTCCATCTCAAGAGCGGGTCGTCGATTCGCGGCGTGCTCGTGGCCACGCACCGCGACGTCATCGTACTCCGCCACGCCTCCGCGCTCTCCGCCGCCGGGTCCATCTCCGTCGACGGTGAAGCCGAGATCCCGCGCGTCAACGTCGACTGGATCCAGCGTCTGCCGGAGGTGGCCTCGTGAGCTTCGTCGTCTCAGAAGGCATGCCCCGCCGCGTCGGCGATGTCACTCCCGGCTTCGAGACGTGGCAGGGTCCGGGCGCCGGGTATATCGCCGGGCTCCGCGGACAGTCCACGCTCACCTATGAGCAGATCTACCGCTCGCAGCCGGCCGTCTACGCCGTCGTGAACAAGATCCTCAAGGGTCTTTCGCGCCTTCCCCTGCTCAGCTACCAGATGGGCGAGGACGGCGAGTCGCGCTCCGCCATCCGTGCCAACGCCCTGCCGCGGCTCATCAAGCGACCGTGGCCGAAGCACTCCGACTGGGACCTGAAGGTCGAGATGATCTTCGACCTGCTCGTGCACGGGAAGTGCCTCGCATGGAAGTTTCGCCCGGGCCCCGGACAGCCGCCGCGCGAACTGTGGCCGATCCCTTGGCCCGACGTGCAGCCGGTCATGGACCAGCGCGGGATCATCGGCTTCAACATCTACCTCGGCGCGGGCGTCTACTCCATCTCGCCCGACGACGTGGTCTACCTCGAGATGCCGCACGGCGTCGCTCCGCTCGAGCCGCTCAAGCGCACGCTCACGCTCGAAGAGGGCGCGATCGACTGGCAGGAGAACTCGCTCGCCAACGGCGTGACCGTCAAGGCCGCGTTCACGACCAAGATCAACGTCACGAACAAGCCCGCGATGGACGCCCTGCGCAACGAGCTCATGCCGCTGTACGCATCGGGTCCCAACGGGCGCACGTTCGCGATCCTCGGCGAGGGAAGCGACATCAGGCCGCTGACCGGCATCTCCGCGGTCGACCTCGAGCTGATGACACAGCGCAAGTTCTCGCGCGAGGAAGTCTGCGCCTGCTACGACGTGCAGCCGTCCATGCTCGGCTTCGAGTCGACCGGGCAGCCGGCCACCTACGCAAGCGCCAAGGAGTTCGCGCGGGCGTTCTATGTCGACACACTGGGCCCGACCGTGACGATGCTCGAATCCGGCTTCAACGAGCAGCTCGTCTACTGCGAGCCGATGTGGGACGGCCTGTTCCTCGCCTTCGACATGTCCGCACTCCTGCGACCGGACCCCGAAGCGCAGGCGCGTGCGGACCTCATGGACATGCAGTCGGGCACGACGACCATCAACCGGCGCATGGCCGCTCGCAACCAGCCTCCCATCGGCGACCCGGCCGATCCCAAGAACCCGGCCAACCTCCCGTGGGTCGCTGGTAACGGCTACCCGCTCGGACTCGCGCCTGAGCATGTCACGCCCGTGGCCGAACCGCCCGCGGGAACGGCCGCCCTGCTCGAGGCCGCGGTCCTCGGCAAGACCCAAGAGACGAGGGGATGACGATGCTGCCCGACGTCAAGCGGTTCACCGCCGAACTGAAGGATGCGACCACATCAGCCGACGGAAAGAACGGGCTGGCCACGATGGCCGTCTCTGTGTTCGGCAACATCGACCACTGCGGCGACCGGGCCATGCCCGGCGCGTTCACCAAGGACATCGCGGAGTGGGCCGCGTCCGGCCGTCCGCAGCCGGTCGTGTGGTCGCACGACTGGGACGACCCGAAGTCCATTGTCGGCGAGACGGTGGAGCGGTCCGAGCAGTCGTTCGGTGACGGCAAGAGCGGCCTCATCGTCAAGCAGCAGTACGACATCACGAAGCCGCCGGAGATGAGCCACGCGTCCCAGGTGTTCGACCTGGTGAGTCGCCGCCTCATCTACCAGGCCAGCTACGCCTACCGCGTCGTCGCCTTCGAGCTCGTCGACCCAGCCCCCGGTGAGACGACTCCGCGCGCCGACGGCAAGGTGCGCAACCTCATCGAGCTCAAGACGTTCGAGAACGGCCCGACGCTGCTCGGCATGAACGACCAGACGGACGTGCTGGAGGCGGCATCCCGCGCGATCGACGGGCTGAAGGTCGGTCGCACCCTCTCGTCCACCAACGAGGGCAAGCTCACGGCCGCATACGACCTGATCGGCGAGGTGCTCTCGACGGTCGCAGACACGGACGGAGGCACGGAGATGGCATCTCGTGGCACGGAGGTCAAGGCGCTCGACTTCGACGCGTCGCTCACCGAGGACGACGTCGCACGGTCCGCGAGCTACGCGCGCCTGTGGCAGCTCGAGTACGCGTTCGAGGACACCGTCTGGGACATCGCGTGCGACGAGAGCGACGCCGACCCGGCTGCGCTCCTGGACGCCGCTGTCGACCAGTACGCCGGCGCGCTCAAGGCATGGGGTCGCCTGTTCCTGGGCGTGGTCGCGGCAGACGACATCGGCGACGAAGTGGAGGAGGTCGACGGCGAGATGGTCGACATGGCCTCGCTGCGTACGGCATCCGTCAAGGCTCGTCAGGCTCGCGCGGTGGCCTTCCACGCCGCGGCCAGGAAGTCGACCGCTGACACCGGGACGACGATGGACACCGGCAGGATGGTCGCGCTGATCGCGCGGACACGATACGAGGAGGAGTAAGGATATGGACCTCAAGGATCAGGCCCGCGCGATCCTCGCCCAGAAAGAGGCGAAGAGCGCGGAGGCGCAGGTAGCGTGGAAGGCATTCTCCGACACGCGCGCTGCGATGGTCAAGGAGAAGGTCGACTTCGCCAGCAACACGGCGGCGTTCGACAAGCTCGACGAGCTCGGCAAGTCCTACGACGCTGCGCGCGACGCGGTCAACGACCTCGACGTGAAGTACCAGCGCGTGCTCGAGATGGCCGGCGAAGGCGAGACCGTCTCCGCTCCGGCCATGAAGTCCGCCGCCGAAGTCCTCGGTGTCGGCTCCATCGGCGAGCGCCTCGTCAAGTCCGGCGCGTACGCGGACCTCAAGGCGTCGGGAAGCCTCGACTCCAGCGCCCGCTTCGGCTCGACGAAGTCCGTCGAACTCACCAGCGCCACCGAGCTCAAGACGCTCCTGTCGCTGGGCGGCACCACTGCCGGCCTCAGCATCGTCCAGCCCGAGCGTCGCGACGGCATCATCCCGATCCCGCTCGCCCCGCTCACGATGCTCGACCTCGTCACGGTGTCGACCACGACCCGCGACGTCATCGAGTGGGTCCGTGAGAAGACCCGCACCAACGCCGCGGCCGAGACGGACGAGGGCCTCGGCGCTCCGCAGTCCACGCTCGACTTCGACATCGTGTCCGAGTCGGCGCGCGAGATCAAGCACATCATGAACGTCACCAAGACGATCATGGCCGACGCCCCCCGTCTCGTGACGTGGGTCGACGTCTTCCTGATCGACGGCGTCAAGCGTCGCCTGCACAACCAGATGGTGAGCGGACTCGGCACCGGCCAGGACCTGCGCGGCCTCTACAACATCGTCGGCATCCTTGTCCAGAACAAGGCCACCGACACGGTGCTGGACGCCGTGCACAAGGCCATCACCAAGATCCGCGTCCAGAACCAGGGCGCCTACGAGCCGACCGTCGTCGGCATCCACCCGACCGACATGGAGACGATCCTGCTCTCGAAGGACTCCCAGGGCCGGTACCTCATGGGTGGCCCGCAGGCCAGCCAGGACGTCACGGTCTGGGGACTGAAGCCCGTCGTGCACCCGGTGTTCCCCGTCGGCAAGCCGATGGTCTGCGACCCGTCCATGGCCGAACTGGTCATCCGGCTCGGCGTCTCGTCCTCCTTCTCGGACAGCAACCAGGACTACTTCGAGAAGGGCATCATCACGCTGCTCGGCACCATGCGGGCCGCGTTCGGTACGAACTTCCCGACCGCCTTCTGCGAGGTCGACACCACGGTCTAGCAGCAGGCGACAGGCACGTAGACGAGGGGGCCGGGTCGCACAAGCGGCCCGGCCCCTATCCATCTCACAAGGAGGGCAACGGACATGGGCATCATCGCAAGCGATCGGCGGCTGTACGGCGTGGACGGCACCACGGGCATCGAGTTTCTGGCCGCGGCTGTCGGGACCGAGATCGACGAGGCCGAGTACACGCGTCTCGTGGCCTACAACAAGAAGCGCGGCACGGCCGTGGAGACGGTCGCGGTCGCGGAGCCCACGAGGGCGGACCTGCAGGCGCGCGCGACCGACCTCGGCGTCGAGTTCAAGGGCAACGCGAGCAAGGCTGCGCTGGCGGAACTCATCACCGCCAAGGAAGCCGAGATCGCCGCGGCAGCCGTGGCCGCACCGGTAGCGGAGACGCCGACGGAGTAGCCGGCTTCCGATCCCTTCACGCTCGCGGCCAGGCCCGGGAAACCGGGCCTGACCTGTCTCCGCTGACACGGCTTCCATTCTTGGGCTAGGCACCACGCCACAAACGGCACGACTTCGCAGACGGTGACCGTGACCGTGCGCTTCGGCATCCAGGGGGTCCGACAATGCCTTCTCCGATCACCGCCTACTCCGAGCCGGGCGACGGCTTCATCCTTGTGGGCGATGACGGCACCTGGGCGCACACCGTGGCCATGGCCACCGGCACCGCACTGGCTGACACCGCCGAGGATGACCAGTTCTGCGTCTCCGTGCGTTCCGCCGGATGGGGAGTCAACTACATCAAGCGCGCCTTCTTCGCGCTCAAGGTGCTGGCGGCGGGACTTCCGGCCGACGCGATTATCACGGGCGGGCTCTTCAACCTTGCCGAATCGTGGGGGGCATCGGCTGTTGCGTCCGCGCTCGTCGAGGGCATGCAGGCGTCGAGTGACGCGCTCGCCCTTGAGGACTTCGGCAGCGTCGGCAGCGTCGAGCTCGCCACACACGTCGCAACGTGGGAGGAGGGCATCAACACCTACGTCCTCAATGCCGCCGGACTGGCCTACGCCAACGCTCACAAGGACCTGATGAAGTTCGCGGTGCGCGAGTACGCCTCCGACTTCGGAGGCGCAACTCCGGCGGATGACGTGACCCACGGCTTCGGCATCAAGTTCAGCGAGTATTCCGGCGGCGATCACGCCGCGTGGCCGAACGCCGTCTTCACCTACACCGTGCCCGATCTGGCGTCGGCACCGATCGCCTGCAACGCCCACCTCCGCATCACGGCTGACACCACCGCCAGGATGAGCTACGGAGCCGAGCCGGTACGCGTCATCTTGGAGGCCGGGGAATGAGTCAGATCAAGCAGCGCGTCGTCGGCATGTACCCGCTCTCGGTGAGCGCAACGACAGAGGACGGGGCTCCCGTCACCATCGAGGAGCCCGTCACCGTCACCATCTACGACGGTGCGGGCGTCAAGGTCGTTGATGGCGTACCTGACATCGCCACTGGTGAGCTCACCTTCAACCTCAACGCCAGCGACGTTCCGCGGCTCGACTTGTACTCGGCCGTCTGGACGGGCAGCGTCGCCGGCCAGGACCAGAGCTGGACCACCGAGTTCGACCTCGTCGGCGGATATGTCGTCGAGCTCGCCGACATCCGCGGCTACGACCGCGCGTTCGCGGACCTGGTCAAGTACCCGGACGACTATGTGCGCGACTGCCGCGACCAGATCGAGGAGCAGCTCGAGGAGAACGGCATGTGCGCGTTCCGTCCTCGTGGCGAGCGCGAGACGCTGTCCGGCAACGGCATGTCCGACATCGTGCTGCGCAACACGGACGTCCGCGCCGTCTACTCCATCGCCATCGACGGCGTCCCGCTTACGGACAGCGAGCTGGCGTCCGTCCGCTTCCTGGGCAATGTCCTGCACCGCGACATGCTCCCGTGGCCGCGCGGGTTCGCGAACATCACCGTCCATTACTCCTACGGCTTCGACCGCGTCCCCGGACCGATCCGCCGCGCCGCTCTCATCCTCGCCAAGGAGCACATCGTGCCGTCGACGTCGCTGCCGGCGCGCGCGACCGCGACCACCGTGGGCGAGATGTCGTACCGGATCACCATCGCCGGCCGCGACGGATTCACCGGGATCCCCGACGTCGACGCAGCGGTGAACCAGTTCGGGCGCGTCCGTCCGGTCGTGGGCTGACATGGCCACCGGTGACCGCTCGTTCCCCGCACAGGACGCGCTCACGGCGTTGCTGAAGGCGCTTCCCGCACTCGCTGCGTGGCACGTCGACTACGGCATCCCGCTCGATCGCAGCGAACTCGAGTGCTGGGTCGACGAGCAGGTCATCACCGCGCGCACCGAGGTCACGTCCGGCCTCGTGAGCTACGACGAGACGTTCACCCTGCACGTTTGGCTCTACGCCAAGAAGACCGGCGCGACCGCGCTCGAGATCCGCAGCGAGATGGACGCCGCCAAGGTCGCCATCGAGTCCGCGCTCACCGCCGATCCCACCCTCAGTGGCGTCGTCATGCAGGCGGTCATCTCCGGCACCGAGTTCGACTCGGGCATCGCCGACGCCGAAGCGAGGAGCCGTGACGCGGCCCTGACCATCGATGTCGCGTGCCTCGCATTCGTCGGCTGACACGGAAGGCAGAGTGAAGGCATGAGATACGCGATCAGCACAGACGCCCACATCGAAGTCTGGACCGGCACCGGTCCCGTCATCGCTGACGTCGTCGCGGGCGAGGTCGAAGACAGCGACGTCGACGCGGCCGTGCTCGACCTCCTCATCCGGTCCGGCCTCGCCACCGTCGTGAAGGCTCCGAAGTCGAAGAAGGAGACACCTGATGTCACCGCTCAATAAGGCGCTCGCGATCTGTGGTGTCGCCAAGCAGGTTTCTGCCGGCACCGCGGCTGCCAACCCGACGTTCGCTCACGGCGTCGTCACGGGTCCGATCATCAAGTCCGAGCTCAAGCAGGGCTTCGCTGACACCACGTCCGGCAACGCGGCGCCCACCAACGTCGACCGCACGCAGGCGACCAACGGAGCCAGCTTCGACATGCGGTCCTACCTGAAGTCGATCGGGCTCTACCTGCTCGGCCTCTACGGCGCCGACGTGGTCACCGGTGCCAGTCCGTACGTGCACACGTTCTCTCTCGCGGCCTCGCAGCCGTACCTGACGGTGTTCGAGAGCTACAACGGCGTGCTGTCGGCCGTGCGCGACTGCAAGGTCACCGGCATCACCTTCAAGTGGAAGACGAACGAGCCGGTCATCATGACCGCCGTCGCGAACGGCACCGTCTACTCCGTGCCGCTCACCTTCACACCGACCACCGATGATACCGGCTCCGAGTCGTTCCTCGTCCAGGCCGGCGGCACGTTCCAGGTCGCGGTCGTGGGCGCGGTCCCGGCGACGGCTCGCGTCGCGGACGGCGAGATCGACATCAAGTTCGACACCGATCCGGTGTTCGTCTCCGGGTCGCTCGAGGCCGCGGACCCCGGCGCGCGCACGCGCATGGAGGCGACCGTGAAGCTGACCGTCATCCCCGACGATCTCAGCTACTGGAACATCGCCGCGACCGGGACTGCGAACGGAACCGCGATCTCGCCGAGCGTCCAGTACGGCAGTCTCGCGATCACCTTCAAGGAGAACGCAGGCGGGCTGGGTTCGCTCGTCGTCACCGGCAGCAAGGTCGCGTTCCTGTGCGAACGGCCCACCGTCGATCCGAAGGGCGGCACCCTCTCCCTCGCGCTCGCCGGTCAGGCCGTCATGGACGGGACCACCGCACCGCTCGTCATGGTGCTCACTAACAGCACGGCTACCTATTAGGCCAACAGTAAGGGGCAGCGTCATGGCATCAGCAGGGACCATGCGCGGAACGGCCGTGCTCTACGACGGCACCGAGCTTCCGTGGGTCGTCGGCGCAGCGGAGCAGATCAAGGCATCGCGCCAGTTCAAGATTCCGACAGACGAGATGGGCTTCGACCCGAGGTCGGTGGAGTACGTCGCCTACATGATCTTCTGCGCGCTCAAGCGCCAGGGGGACGTGGTCAATGTCGGCTTCGAGACGTGGTTCGAGACGCTCGCTACCCCCGGTATGACTAACGGGGACGCCGAGGGGGAATCCCCGGCGCCGCCTACCGCATAGCGGACGTGGCACTCGGCGCCGGCTTCGGGCTCGACTTCGAGCGGTGTGACCCGTGGGTGTTCGAGGCGGTGTCGGAGCGGCTCGAGGAGGCAGCGCAGAAGAGAAGGTCCGACGAGCTGGCAGCGGAGCTCAAGGCGAGGATGGGATCATGAGCGAAGCGTTGGGCCTTGAGTTCTCCGAGAGCGGCTTCGACGATATGCGCAAAGTCCTCAAGGACGAATCCCCGCGCGTGGCGCGCATCCTCAACAAGAAGCTGCGCGGGATCGGCACCGATCTTTCCCGTGCGGCCTCTGCCAGGTTCCCCGGCGGAGGCTCGTACGTCGTGCAGCTCCTCGCCAAGGGAGTCATCGTGCGCGCGTCTGGCGGCACGGGCGCGCGCGCCAGCCGCAACGACTGGGGCAGCGACCGCGGCGTGTTGACCGCCGTCCTCGAATCCTTCGGCTCGAAGTCCGCGAACACACCGCAGTCCCAGTCGTGTCTTGCCACCCTCAATGCCCGCTATGGCACGAGGGGCCGCTTCCTGAACCAGGCGTGGCGCGAGGGCCGCATCGGCTACCGCAGCCAGGTCCGCGTCGCCGCCGCCGAAGCCGAACGTGATCTTCAAGCACAGCTCAACGCCGCCGGGTGTGGTGAGTAGCCATGCCCGCGAACATCAACATCTACGGTAAGGCGAACGTAGAGGAGTGGAACAAGGTCACCAAGAAGGCGGCCGAGATGCGCCAGGCGACCATCAAGGACGCGGCCGTGATGGGCGCGGGGATGATCGCCGCCGGGGCCGCGATCATCGCAGGCCTGAACATGGCCACCGACGCAGCCGTCACCTACGGCTCCCAAGTGGTCACGGTCCAGCGTCTCACCGGCCTCGGTGCCGCAGAGTCCTCGAAGTGGGCCGCGATACTCGGCCGCTATGGCGTCGAGGGCAAGTCGGCCGGCCTCGTCATCAAGTCGCTCGACACCGCCATCGTCGGTCACAACCAGGCGTTGGCGGCCGCTGGCATCGCCACAGTCGACTCCCAGGGCAAGAACCGCGACGCGACCGCCGTGCTCGCAGACCTCGCCCAGTACTACTCGACGGCGACCGACAAGACCGCCGCCACCGCCCTTGCCGCGAAGGTACTCGGCAAGGGCTACATGGCGCTGCTGCCGATACTCGCCAACGGTGCGGCGGGCATCGACGACGTGACGCAGTCGGCGATCAAGGCGGGCCTGATCTTCAGCCAGGACTCGGTAGACGCGGTGAAGGCGTACAGCAAGGCGCTCAAAGATAACGAGATGGCGTCCAAGGGGCTCGAGATCCAGACCGGGCTGATGATCCTCCCGCTGAAGACGGCGCTTGTGCAGACGCTCGGGGAAGTCCTCGGTTGGTTCACGCGGCTGGACCCCAGCGTGAAGCAGACCATCGTTGTCATCGCCGGGCTCGCCGCGGGAGTGCTGATCCTTAGCGGATTCATCCTGACGCTCGGGCTGGTCTCCAGCGCCGCCACAACCGCGCTCGCCACCACCGCGACGATATTCGCGGGAACCGCCGTGGGCGCAGTTTCGGCGGCGTTCGCGGTCGGGGGACTGTCCGCGGCCATGAGCGTCGCGGGAGTCGCCACGATGGGGCTCACCGCCAAGGTGGCCAGTCTCAATCTGTCGCTCGTGGTCGTCGCCGCTCCGCTTGCCGTGTTCGCCGCTACGCTCATGCGCACCGATACCGTGTCGTCCTACGAGCAGGCTGTGTACGGCCTCGAAGGCGGAATGAAAGACCTGAACAACCGCGTTACCACGGGAGTCACGACGTGGGCCGACGCGAAGAAGGCTCTTGACGAGGGCGCGGGCGCCACGCTCTCCGTCGCGCAGAAGGCTAGCATCGCAGCCGCCGCTCTGGCCGAGGCCAATGGCGCGACCGACGAACTTGCCGCCGGGCAGAGTGACCTCGCCACGACCACCGCCGAGCTCACGAAGGAGACCAAAGGGTACACGGACGAGCTCATCTATCAGGTCAACTACCTCACCAAGTCCCAGACGGCGAACCAGACGGCGCTGCAAGACAAGATCGCGGTGAAGTCCGCGACCAAGGCGCTCTCTGACGCGATGGAGACCTACGGCAAGAACAGCAACGAGGCGAGGCTCGCAAGACTAAATCTCACGGAGGCCGAGAACAAAGCGAAGGACTCCGCGGCGGTTGCAAAAGGCGCCACGGACAGCACGGCGACCTCCGCAGGCAGGGCAGCGATCAAGTGGGACCTGCTGACCGACGCCATCAAGCGGGCCGCGAGCGCGCTGAAGGCCAACCCGTCCGCCGCCGTTCGCGTCCCCGGCACGCAAATACTGCTCGCTGCTGGCGGGATCATCCGGCGTGCGACCTCCGCAATCGTCGGCGAGGCCGGTCCCGAGGTCGTCATCCCTCTGACCGACCGCGTGCGTGCGATGCAACTCATGCTGGAGTCGGGCCTCACATCGCTCGTGGCGCCTTCGTTCGCAGGAGGCGGCTCCCCATCGCTGGCATTCGCCGGTGCCGGTTCATCGCACTCGGTCGTCATCGCGGAGGGCGCCGTGCAGATCGCGTTCCCCAGCGGCACGACCGCCACCGTGGAAGACGTCCGAGCGATCGTCAAGGCCGGTCTGAAGCAGCTCGCCGACCAGGTCGCGAGGAGGTAGCGCCATGCCGCAGGTACCCATACCGACGACGACGCAGGACACGGCGCGAACAAGCCGCTTCGCCGCGACCGGCGGCACGCAGACGAACGTCGTCAAGGACGGACTCGATACGACGTACCTGCGCCGGTCCTCCGTCGGAAGCCCCGGCGCCTACTTCCACCTGGGCATCCCGACGATCCCCGCGAACAACGACGTGGCCACGGTCGTCCCGTGCGCCCGCATCAAGCAGCCGACCGGGACCGCGCCGAAGGTGCTCGCGCTGCTCCTGTACGGCTACACGGTCACGCCCGCGAAGAAGGCCACGAAAACGGCGAAGGCCGTTCCTGCGACGACGTCATACCCGGCGGGCCCACGAGTCGCCTTCCCCGGCGTGTTCTCGGCTGCTGCGAACGTGGCCGCGGACGCATCCAACGGCGCGGTGCTCTCGCCGAACGGGACCGGATGGCTCGCGGCGCTGCAGGCAGGCAAGGTCGGCATCGCGGTCGACGACGGGCACGCGCCCACGGACGCGAACCGCGACTACATCTACGAACTGACCGCGGCCGCCTACTACGCCGCGCGTCCGACCGCGACCGTGGCCGTGGACGCCTCCACACCGCTCAACGCCTCGAGCTTCCCGCTGTTCGACGTCACCGTATCCGCGCTGATCGAGGCGTGGCAGGACAATGTCGGATCCGCGACCGGGACCGATTGCATGTTCGACCTCCACATATTCACGGCAGCGCAGCAGGCAGCCGGCGGGTTCGACCCCGCTGTCACCGTGCCGCTGTGGGCATCGTCCGGGCCCGCCCCGCTGTCCTACGTCGACGGCGTGACGCCTTCGGCATCTGTGCCTTCCGTGGCCTGCGACACGGCGCTCGCGAACGGCTCCTACTACGCCTACGTTCGCGCTATCCGATCGTTCACGGGCGCAGTGTACGGCGCGTGGTCGTCCCTGGCCTTCACCGTAGCCGTGGCCCCTCCGACGTCACCGACCATCTCAGCGGTCACGGACGACGCGAACCAGCGCGTGGCGGTCACTGTGACACCCAACGCGAGCAGCGGCGCCAGCGGGCCTTCTGTGAGCCTCCAGCGCACAGCAGACGGCGGCGTTACGTGGCAGGCGGTGCGCGGTGCGACGTCTGTGCCGTGCACCTTCGGGACGCCGGTCGTATTCACGGACTGCACGGCCCCGCGAGCAGGTGCGGTCACCTACCGCGCCCTGGTCGTCGCCACCGTCTCCGCACAGCTTCTCTGCAGCGCGTGGACGACCGCAGCAGTCACCGGGCCCGCAAGCGTCGGCTGGAATCTGAAGGTTCCAGACGCCCCTGCCATGGGCATGCTCGGTGCGTCCGTGCGGCAGGACCCGGATTTCCAGCAGGTCGAAGAGACCGTCGAGTTCAACGTCCCGGGTCGCACCTACCCCGTCGTCGTGAGCATGGCGCTGAACGGAATCGACGGCGGATTCGACATCGAGACGCGCACCGATACCGACTGGACGCTGCTGCAGGCGATCATGGCGTACCGCGCCCCACTGTTCCTCGAGTCCCCGTTCGGCTGGGGACGATGGATCCGCATCATTCCGACGGGCGGCGGCAGGAGCGCGGCGCGTAAGTGGACCGAGGTAGGCACTCCAGGAGACGCGCGCCGTCGTGTGCATCTCGACTACCGCGAAGTCGGGGAGCCGTAGCGTGTACACCGTCTCAGACGCATTCCGCGCCGCCGTCTCCGCGAGCTGTCAGACCGCCGTCGCCAAGGCGTCGGCGCTGCTGGGAAGCGACGTGCTGGGCGATCTGCTCATCACGGACGGATCCGTGACGATGGACGGCACCAGCGACGGGTCCCTGCGCTCGCTGCAGCTCACCTGCGCTCCGGACGCCGACGCATGGGACTGGATCACCGCAGCCGGCGCCGAGGTCCAGGCATGGCGCGGGCTCACGCTCCCCGGTGTCGACGAGCTCGTATCGCTGGGCGTGTTCGTGCTCGACGCGGATCCCGAAGAGGGGATGGACGGCTCGATCACCATCAGCGCCGCGGACAGAAGCGCGCGCATCACTCGCGCCGGGTGGATCGACCCGTACGTGGTACCGGCCGGTATCGACGTGGCCGACGCGATCACCGGCATCCTGACGACCTGCTGGCCCGCGTGCCCGATCGGTTACGGGTCGACTGGGAAGCTGCTGGGGAGTTCATCGCTGTTCCAGGACGGCGGCAGCAGCGATCCGTGGAAGGACGCGCGCGCGATCGCGGCGACGGCCGGACTCGATCTCTACTTCGACGCGAACGGCATCGCCCAGCTGCGTCCCGTTCCCGATCCCGCGACCGCCGACCCCTGCATGACCTACTACGACGGCGAGGGCGGCGTCGTCCTCACGAGCAAGCGCGTGGCCCTGCTCTCGCAGCTCTACAACGGTGTGATCGCGAAGGCGGAAGGCAGCGGCGTCGACACTCCGGTCCGGGGCGAATGCTGGGATGAGGACCCGACCTCGCCGACGTACCGCTACGGGCCGCTCGGGCAGGTCCCCTACAACTACTCGTCTCCGCTGCTCGTCACGCAGAGCGAGGTCGACAGCGCGGCCCAGACGATCTACGCACGCATCAAGGGCCGCACCGAGCAGCGCGCGTGGGAGATGGTCCCGAATCCGGCCCTGGAGGCGTTCGACGTCCTCGAGTTCGTGGCGATCGACGGGACGCACACGCGCTACATGCTGGACCAGCTCACCATCCCGCTCGACAGCTCGAACATGTCCGTGACGGCAAGGAAGACGGCGGTGGCGTAGATGGACCTCGGAAACCTACCGGCTCGGTTCGCTCCTACCGACAATCCGTTGCGGTTCAGGCAGGGCAGCATCGTGTCCGTGGAAGCGGACCAGTGCACGCTCACCGTCACCATCGCAGGTTCGACCGTGCCCATCTCCGGCGTCCGGTACGCGACCGGCGTCATGCCCGTCCCCGGCCTCGCTATATGGCTGGCCACTGACGGCCGCGACCTGTGGGCCATCTCCACGCTCATGACCACAGACACGACGCCGTGGGGCTACTACGTCGACTACACGTTCGCTCGCGGTGTAACGCCGCCGCCGCCGGCGACTCTGACCGGCAACATCCCCGCGTCGCCTCCCTGGTACGGATCGCCGCCGTCCGGAACCACGCCGCTGTGGATGAGCGAGGCGACGAAGAATCCGCAAGGCGTCGTCGTCGGATCATGGTCGCTGCCGGTGCAGCTGACCGGAGACCCGGGACCGGCTGGGTCACCGGGAACGCCCGCCCCGCTGCTGCAGATCCGGTACTCGCTCGACGGCGCGAGCTGGCACAGCACCTACACCGGGACCGACGCCTACATCTCCACGAGCAGCGACGGTGGCGTGACGTGGAGCGCCGCCGTGCGCATCGTCGGGCCCGCCGGCGCGGACGGTGCGCCCCTCTACGTCCAGTACAGCCACGACAACGGCGTCACCTTCCACGACCCGCCCTGGGACACGTCCGACAACTTCATGCGTCAGAAGGTCGGGACGGGCGCGTGGTCGGGGCCCATTCTGTTCGTAGGCACCCCGGGAGCGAACGGCACGAACGGCAACTACATCGCGGTCGCGTACAAGGAAGGCGCGCGCACGGGCATCGCCGCGCCGACCGGGAACGGCCCCATCCCGTCCGGCTGGTCGGGCACGCCTGTCGCGCTGGCCGTTCCCGTGACGAACTGCCTGTGGGTGTCGCGTGCGACGTGCTCGTACACGAACGTCCTCATCGGCAGCTGGTCGACGCCGACCGCCTTCATCATCACCGCCGACTACGTGAAGGCGGGCATCGCGATGTCGTCCCCTTCGATAACGGGCGGGACGCTGCAGACTGACCCTCCGGGAACGAACGGACGCACTGCGCTCGAGGACTGCATCGTCTCCGGCTGGTCACCCGACCCCGGACTCTGGTTTTTCGCCAACGCGTCCTACGGGTTCTCTTACCCTGCGGGCATCTACTGCCCCAACCTCGCCATCGACTCTTCGGGAACGACGTGGATCATCTCGCCGAGTGGCGCTACTGCGAACCGCGCGACTCTTGAGCTGCGCCCTGGGATGAGCGCAGATGGGGGGCACCCGCAGTACATCATGCGCCGATACGCCGCGTCGGACGCGGTGCTCACCGTTGAGGGGACGATTCTCGCTACTGGCGGGATAACCGCTGCGGGCATCTCGGTTTCAAGCAGGATCGGCGGCGATGTTGTCCTCTACAACAACGCTACCGGCAAGTCCTCTGGCACCTTCGCGCTGAGTGAATCCGTATTCAACTTCAGGGAACTGTGGATTCGCACAACCGACGCAACATGGCTCACGGCCCCCATTCCGCTGATAGGAGCGGGTGGCGCGCAGAACACCCTCATTTCTGGCTACTCCGTATATGACAACGGTACCAACCACATCACTGTGGCGGTGACCTTTACTGCCTCCACGGACGGACTCACGCTCACCATCGTCCAGTCGGGGGCAGTAACGCACCTCGCCAGCGGGGCGCACGCATCACGGGCTGTCCGCAACATCTTGCAACTCACAGGCACTCGCTAGGCGCGCCTGGACGAAACCCACCACTACGAAAGGCCTCTCAGTGAGCGCACCTACTCTCAAGGACATCTCGGCAGGACAGCCGATCTCCGCAGCTCCAATCCACGCCAACTTCCAGGCGATCGGGCTCGTCCTCAACGCGAACCTCGACAGCACGAACTTCAAGACCGGCAGCATGGGTAGTGAGGCACTCGCTGAGGGTGCCGTCACCGAACTCAAGCTTGCCTCGCACTGCCTCACCCCCGCGAAGATGGCGGTAGGAGGCGATGGGTTCTCAGTCGGCACGATGGGTTCCCCCGCCTCTGCCGTTGGTCGCGACGAGCTCCCGGCGCGCCGACGCTGACATGCCCCGCATCCTTGGGTTGCGAGTCAACGAGATTGACGACTAGGAGGCGCGTGTCATGGCATGGACACTCTCACCGGCGCTCGGCGTCCTGCGTGCACAGATCGACAAGGCGCTGCCGAAGCGGTCCAAGAAGTCGGACGGCACCATCGGAGACGCGCGGCACCAGGCGGAGCACTCCGACCACAACCCGAACTCGCACGGCATCGTGTGCGCGTGGGACTGCACCGCGACGCCGAAGGTGGCCATGTGGCAGGTGCTCGCGGACGAGATCGTGAAGGACCCGCGCGTCGCCTACGTCATCTTCGACCACCACATCACCGACCACGGCGGCAAGCGACGCGCGTACACCGGTTCCGACCCGCACACGAACCACATCCACGTGAGCGTCAAGCAGTCGGCCGCGTCGTGGAACAGCACCAAGGCGTGGAGTCTGCCGGTGCTCGCGCCGAAGCCGAAGCCCTCTCCCAAGCCAGCGCCGAAACCCGCGCCCAAGCCTGCCCCTGTCCCCGCTCCCGTCACTCCGGCACCGAAGCCTACACCGGCCCCTGTCGCGCCTCCGAAGCCTCCTGCGCCCGCTCCCAAGCCAGCGCCGAAGCCGCTCCCGACGATGGAGGTCATGACGACCGGCCTGCGGATGAGGAAGTACCCGCGCACGCTGCTGTCCAGCATCCTGGTCGACGGCCTCGCGCTGCATACGAAGCTGAGCGTCCGCGCGCGCAAGGGCACGTGGATCCTCACGAGCTATCGCGGCACCGTCGGCTGGGTCTGCACGCGCTCGGCGACGGGGAAGGTGTACGTCCGGTGAGCGGCGCGATGGCTCTCGACTCATGGCAGGACATCGCGGCACTCGTCGGGATCCTGGGCGTGCTGTTCACCTGCCTCGGCATCCTCGGCACGCAGTTCTACACGCGCCGGCGCGACTCACGCGAGAAGCGCGTCATCAAGCGGGAGCAGCAGGCGGCGGACGACATCGCCAGCGACCGGCTCATCAAACTCGCCGAAGCCGTGGCGGAGAAGAAGGTCGCGTTCGTGCGCGCGGAGTTCCAGCTCATCATCGCGAACCTGAAGCTCGATCACGCTAACGAGTTGACGGCCATGCGCGCGGACTTCGACCAGCAGCTCGCCACGATCCGCCGCGACCACGAGACGTACCGGTGCGATGTGGCCCCGACCTGCAAGCGCCGCCATCACGGGCAGGACCTCGCGGTCGGCGGCACCACCTGAGACGGCCCCCTGGGCGGACGCGCCCGGTGAAAGCCTAGAACGGCCCGGCACGCGACGCCCCCGCGCACCGGGCCGTTCGCTATCCTTCATAGTTCGTCGTTGCAATCGAACGGCGAATTCCGCAGCCGGGAGTGTGAAATCGCGGCCCCGACTTCATAGTTCGTCGTTGCAATCGAACGGCCCGTTGCTCGCGCACCGGGCCGTTCGCTAGGCCGAGGCTACTGCGGCTTAATGACGCCGATCACCTGGAGGAAGCCGCTGACGAAGACGGCCGCCCATAGGATGCCCACGATCACCGCCGCCCAGTTGCCCCAGTAGGTTCCCGCGAGGGCGGTCGTGACTGTACCGACGGCGACCACGCCCGGAAGAAACATGCAGCCCGGCTTCTTCTTCGGTGCCACTGGCGGCTTCTTCGCACACGTCGGGCATCCGTCGTAGGCGTCGTCGTACTCTGCCCCGCACTTCGCGCACTTCTTCATTTCCGTCCCCCTTCATCGTCCCGCGTTCATCCGCCGCATCGTGGCGGGATCGGCGTGCAGATAGTAGGCCGCGGTCGTGAGCACATTCTTGTGCCCGAGTGCGGCGGCGATGTCCGCGATGGCCTCGCGCTGGTGCATGAGGTCGGTCGCGTAGGTGTGCCGCAACGCGTACGGCTTGATCCGCGGGATTCCGAGCTTGTCGCAGGTGCGCAGAACCGCCATGTAGTACGTGTTGCGCTTGATCGCCTTCGTGCCCCCGAACAGGAACGCGCCCGCCGGACGCTTTGCCATCCAGGTGCGTAGCGTCTCCGCGCACAGACCCTCGGTGTCGAAGGCCAATCGCCGCTCCCCCGTCTTGCCGTCACGCGGAGTCGTGAGGTCGCCCGTCTCCAGGTCGATGTCCCGCAGTCGCATCCGGCACGCTTCCCCTGGTCGCAGTCCGACCGCCCACTGGAGCAGCATCATAGTATGGTACGGCTCCCTGATCGCGGCCACGACCGCATCGAAGTGGTCACGCCGAACCGTCTGCGGGACTGCCGCCCGCTGCTTCCTCGGTGCCTTCGCCACGGCCGCTGTCACCTTCCCTTCGTGGGATAGTGACACCAATATACCACGCCGAGAATCTCTCAAGATTGCCACTTGCATAGCTTCCCCCTTCCGGTGTACGGTGTCACTATCCCCATAGGGGATGCGGACTAAACCACCGCCGACCAGGAGGCATCCCCACATGATCGAGTCTTTGATTCCGCAGCGAGAGGCCGTTTCCATGCTCATGGAATGCGGTCTCTTGCGTACCACGGCCTACAACGCGCTCAGGCGGCACGCCCTCGGGCGCGAACTCGTCGGCCACACCGTCTACTCCCGCGTCGATGTCGAGCTTCTGTGCGCGAAGGTGACAGAGAATCGCCGCGAGCCCGCCGACGCCT